CTGGAGGAGATTGGTCACTTAAATCGAATGTGGACTCGGATAAAGCAGCCAGAATGTTGTTTGTCATGCAGGATTGGATGAATCAGGATTTGAGTGGTAGACACTCTTTTGAACGCACGTACTTCACGCCGGGATTCATGCCCATGGTTCAAAATAGGATAGGACAGAAGTGGACACAGGGAGGTGCTCACCTACTAAGTATGATTCTTCGAGTAGACAGGATGGACCAGTATGAGAGGATTGTTGAAGAAGAGGGGTTTCTGCCTTCTATTAGATGGAATAAAATAAGGGACGGAGACCAAGAAGTAGCAGATGGGGACATTTCGAAATTGGATATGAGTATAAAAGCCATGATGTTGGTTATATATATGATGATGGGTTCAATGTGGGTTAAAGAAGAAAACACTCACATGTATCGTATGTATCGATATTTGCTTGAGGCGGCCGCTGAAAACTTGGCAGGAAAACATGTTAAATGGTTCACGGATTTCGCTCTTATTATAGGAGTTATGCCGAGTGGGGGATTTGAGACGTCTCACGGAGATACATGGATTATGGCTGTGTGTTATTATTTGACTTTTATATTTCATGTTCTCTCGAAATCCTCTCTTGAATTCAGGGAGAAGTTTTATAGGTATAACCTTGCTAAGAGAATCATAATGCTACTTTACGGAGATGATTTTGTTTATTCATACCCCGTAGATATGGCTGACACAATAGGCATTGTTCCTTTTAGAGAATTTATAAAACAATATTTCCATGTTACTATGAAATTTAGTTCGTCGTACCGCACTTTGATAACTTATCTTAGACTCAAAAAGGGTATGGTAGTAGGTAGACTGATTAAGGGAGAAATGGAGGGAGGTCACGTGGGACCGACTTTTCTCAAAAAATATATAATCCCGTGGACGAATTTTTGCCTTGAGGGCTATGCAGTTGAGCATTTTCCGCGGTATGTCGCATGGCGACCATTCATACAAATAGCCATTAAATGTGGCGTACCTTTAGGTAGCGACTATAATAGGTCCAAGGTTAACCCTATAGATAACATATCGAGGATTGTAGGATTGATGCATGATAATTGTGGAGTCGATGTGTGTAGCCACAGGTTTTTAACGTATCAATACGACCATTGTTGGAAGTATTTTTTTGAGAATTGCATCGACAGAAAGACTCGAGCTCTTAAGTGTACGGAAATGATTCGGGAATTGAGGGAGTCGTGCGCTAAGATGGGCATCACAGACGTTTATAATTTAGACAGGCCGTCGCGGCTCTCATTGTTGCAAAGACACAGCATCTCAGTCAAAGCTCATACGAGAAATTTTTACACGAGCGATTGGCAGGAGAAGTGTGCTAAGGATAGGCAGTATAATACGAGCATATAGGTTAATTGGTGTTAAGTGTATATATATTAAAT